TCCTATAGTAGACTTATCAACGTCTGCAGCGTCTTTAACAATTAAATTTTGGATATTATCTAAAGCATCATAGGTTTTTTTTACTTCTTTCCTGGTAAGAATACCGCCAACACTAGGTTCTTTTGCTAGCGACCCTTCAAGCTCTGCAAATACACCGCCTTCTTTCATTCCAGGCGTAAGAGGTACTGCAAGTGCTTCTGCAGATTTTGCCAACTCAATCTTGTCAGCAACTTCATCGGCATCTGCGCCAAGTTTTTTCATTATCTCATCGGCTGCTTCTTCATTAGATAGCCGAGTTAGAACATCCTTTTGGATCTGTTTGTCTTCTATTCCAGAAAAGACTTTTTTCATTGTCTCGGTGTATTGCTTTTTAATTGCCTTAGCACCTTCTCCAACCATTCCAAATGTTCCGCCTGCTGCAGAACCAAAGATGCCACCAATCAACGCACCTTGACCCATACCTGCCAAAGCAGTTTCAGCATTAAACTCAGCATCTCCCAATGCATCCTCAGATATAACATCGCCCACACCAAAGAAAGCACCTTCAACCGCAGAACCTGTTCCAATTTTGACAGCCTTATCAACAACCTCTTTAGTTATGTTTGATGCAGTTTTGGATAATACCTTTCCAGTAATAGAGGGAGCTAACTTAGTAGCAGCGGCAAGACCTGCACGTTCTGCTAACGCTGCAGGAGTAGCAGCAAGCAATCTTGCACCTACACTTGTACCGCCTGTGAAAAAGGCAGGAGCTATTGCACCAGTAATTTCAGAAGCACCTGAGATAATCGGATTTGCTTCTTCTAATGCTTTTAATTTTTCAGGGCTAGTAATTCCTGTGCTTGTTAAGATCTGATCTGTTAAGCCTAGTGTAAGCCCTCTTAACCCAGAAACCGCAGCCGCTTTAAAAGGTTCGTCTTCTGCCTCTGCAAACAATTCTTCTTTTTGAATTTGTTTTTGAGAAACGTGTTTAAAGCCTGCGTCTATTGCATCAAAAACTTGCTCTGAAGGAACTAGTCTTCTTTGACCTTCATTATCTTCAAACTCTAGCTCTTGACCCTTAAGAATAGAATATTCGCCAGAATTTAAAAGATCGGGCAATCCACCATCTTCAATCTTTTCTAACTTACCTGTGCGATTATTTCTAACTTGGATCATTTAAGCCTACCAATATTTGAACCTGTTGGGACTAGACCGTAAGTTGTTTCCTGAGACTTAAGTGCTTTATTAGCAAGATCTTTCATACCTCTGATCTGTTCAAGCATGATAGCATCGGATTTAAAAATAGAAGGTTTACTTATGTAATCTTCTAGTCTTTTAGCATCATCACCTGACAATACCCCTAGTTTTTTAATTTCCTTCATCTGCAATTGTGCATCTTGGACAAGTTGCTTAGCTCTTACGTTTTTAGTTGTGAAAGGGATTGCCTCGCCACTTCCTTTTACTAAATTTTGTAATTCGTCTAAAGTAGCATCCAAAGTCTTTTTACCTGCTACAGTTTGAATAAATTTATCTTTTGCAGTTTTGTCTGTGATTGTATTTTCATACCCAGGAATAACGTTTGCCTTTTGTGCAGTAGCAAGATTGACCATAGTCGCCTGGTTTTTTACTATCTCAGAATTAACAAGGTCTATTCCTTGTAATGCCTTGGCAGCAACTATTTTTGATTGAGCATTATCAGACAACACTTTAAGTCTGTTACTAACAGCATTTAACTGCATATTAGTAAGCTGCAATGATGCCATGTCTTCATCGCCAAATCTTTTAACAAGATCACCATACAATGATTGATATTCTTTCTTTTGCTCTTTAAGTAGGGCATATCTTTCTTTCTGTTGAGCCAAATCACGTGCCATAGTATTAGAAACAGTGTCTTGGAATGTTTTAGCACCTTGTGGTGACAGGGAAGATAGAAACCCAGTAATAGCTAACATTACCTTTTGACCAGTTGATGATTTTTCCCATAGGGACCTATTATCCCAGGTAAAATCTTTTTGCTTCTGATCAATCTCAGCAACTTTTGCTTTCATCTCATTTTCTGCATCAATTCTAGACTTCTGCAAACGTGCTTGATTGATCTCATATTGCTTCATAATCTGATCAGTAACATCTAATGACCTCTGAGAGGCTGCATCTTGTGCGCTTATTCCTGACTTGATTAAGTTTTGATATGACCCAGTTGGTGACACAGGTTGGGTGGCTAATTGATTAGGCTGCATTTCACTAGGAACCGCAACACCTGCACGAGACACAACGTCTGCGTCACTGATTTGAGTTGAAGGCATTGATGCAGGCACGGCCTGTGCAACAGGAGGTTTTAAACCAAGTGCAGCTAACTCAGACTGTGTTTTGCTCTTTGCTTCTATCTCTGCAAGTTTCTGTGCTTCTTTTTGTGCTTCAATAGCAGCAATGTTTTCTTGTTGTCCGATAGCTTGCTTAGAAAATTTAAGCAATTCATCGTCAGACAATGGTTGTCTTAATATTCCAGACGGTGTTTGAGATGCAGCAATAAGTTCTGCTTGTCTTCTTAGTTGATCAGGACCCATGTTGATTGGCTGTGTAGGTTCCATGTTAACCTTTCTTCTCTAGTTTTTTAGTTCTTTGGTTTAACTCAGCAATAGCAGCAAATAATGGTGCCATACCTTGACCGTAGTTTACCATCTTACCCTCTGGACCATCAGTGACCATCTGCTTGCCAAGTTTAGACTTCTCAAGATCCTGCGCCATTACAGAAGTGACTTTACCCTCTGGGTTTTTCTGACCATTATTTTCTTTGTCTTTATAATTATATGTGTAGCTTTTAAGAGCATCTAGAAACTCTTCAACCATTTCAGAGCCAGATTTTTCCGTTTGATTCATGTTTTCTTTTAATGATACGTCCGAGTTTGGAGATTGACCGCCTGACATTGCCTGTGCTCCACTTCCTGCTAGGTTAGAAATAAATTCAGACCTCATTTTTGAAGCTGCTAACCCTGCTTCTAAATTTGATTGTGCAGCACCCAGGGCAACACCTCTTTGTGCAGCAGCTTGTCTCATCAATTGTTCACTAGCAGCTCTTTGTTCTTGCTCTTTAGCAATAGCAGATTGAGCACCTAACTCTATTCCGGCTTCCTTTCCTGCCTGCATTGCCTCTCTTTGAGCAAGACCTGCACTAGACATACCTCTGGCAGAAGCAGCAGCTCCTAGTTGTTGCTTGGAAAGATCTTGCATGGCTTTTTGAAATTGCATTTCAGAAACAGATGGGGTTTTACCTGCAGCAATATCACGAAACCTTTGAAGTGATTCTTTCTCACCTGCAAGTGCTTCACCTGTAAGTTTGAATTGGCCCATGCCTTCAATTTTAGTCTCAGGATTTATTCCTAAAAAAGATCCACCAGTTTGAATACCTTTTTCTACTAATTTTCCTACTCCACCCATACAATTTCCTTAGCTAATTTAATTTCTTTTTCGTCAGCTCCAACTATTTTAAACCCTTTTAACATTTGAGCAAGCAGTGCTTCATGTAATCCATTGCTATTTATTTGAACTGCACTCAGTACATATTTAATCTTTTTTGCCCACGCTATGATCTCAACTTCTTTTAATAAGTTTGAACCTATACCTTTACGTCTGTGATCTTTGTCAATGTACATATCATGAATATAAACATGATCGGATAACAGAGAATATGAAACAAAACCATAATCATGTTCAATAAGTTCAATGTTAGCTTTTTCTTTAATGTAGTTAGCATATTTAGTAAGACTTGTTTGGTGCAAGTTTATACCCTCCTGCTTTAATTCCTAGCTCTATTTGAATATTGGATAAGTCGTATGACTCACCAGTACCTGCTTGATCTGCATCAAATATTTCAAACTTCATACTCTCAACTTTTTGACGAGGTAATGAAACCTGAAACTGGTATTGTGGTGAACTAGATGAGTTATACACTAAAGAATACTCTTCAAACACAGTATCATCATAGTCAAAATAGACTTTACACTTAAGAGTGTGTGCAGACTTGTAATCACCAATAATCCACAATTGGTATGCCCTTACATATCCCTGGACTAAGTTTACTTTTAGCCATGGGCTTATAAACTTCATGGCATAAAAACTTGTACCATCTTTAAATACTGACTCTGACTCAGAGAAAATCTTATTAGACTTAATTAATGAAACAGTGTTTTTGTAAGTTTCCGCATCAACAGTTGTCTGATTAGTGCTAACAGACCATACCTGGAATAAATAATTGTATGTAAGGCAGTTCATGCCAGAGGTATAAAATCTTACCTCATTAAATTTAGGAGCTAACATAGAGGCAATAATTGACTCTGAGTTGTAGTCCTCAATTGCTGCACCTATGTATGACACCTGCATTGCTCTCGATAAAAGATAAATGCCTTTCTTTGACTTAAACATTAAACCATCGGGCATACTTATAACTGATTTTGAGTCAGAACACCCAACGTCAGATTGTATGATCTCGGGTTCACTAAACCCATTAACAGGTAAGCCTGTCTCTGCAGGACCATCACCTTGTATAAAGTAAATTGACTCCTCTCTAAAGACTATTAACTTACCGTCCATGTAACCCAGTGCAGAGATTTTAGTCTTATCTGAGTTAGTACCAGAGGCAATCCTTATCCTAAAAAAATCTGAGAAGAAAATTGATTCAGAGAATAACTGCTTTTTAGAGTAAGCAACTTCATCTTTTTCTTCTAGTCCTCCTAGAAATATTCTATTACCGCCTGACACCATAAATTTAGACGATGGTGCTTGGTCATTTTGTAAAATACCGCCCTGAGTGTATAGTAATTGATTGTCTACAATGTCCGCATCTGCGGCAACATCAGTTAACGAGATAAGCGAACCATCATTAGGAATAAAGTACCCTGTAGACTGTAATTTATAAAATGTAGCCCCAGCATTAGTGGTTCTAAACAGAGTAATCATTATCCCTGAGTAGTTATCAGAGTTAATTTTAAGTGATCCAAAAGGACTATTGATAAAAATACGGATTGATTCTGTACTGGCCGATGTTGGTCCTATCGTAATTATTGGAGAAGCTGCAGAGAAACTTAGCTGTCCGTTAGCATCAAAATACTCATAAATTGCTACATAGGAAAATGTTTTACTAGCAACCGCAGGAGTAGGGAACGCAGACGTTACTGTCTCAGCTATGACCGCAGGAGGTGACTGCCAAAATCCATTCTCATAAAAACCTCTGCCATCAAACTCCAACAATGATCCAGAGTTGTAATAAATGGATGCACCTAGCTTTGCTTTCATTCCAGAATCAGATGCCTGGTTTATAAACGTTCTTTTTGTTCCTACGAAATTTAGTGGTGCTTCAGTAGCCTCTCTTACAGCAACAGTATAAACTGAAGGGTAAAATATTGATGAGATTGATGCAGTTACCTGTGGACTATTTGACACCTGAAAGTTTGGTAACGTAAAAAGATCTTGTGCATAGGTAGCATTAATAGAGAACTTCTGTTTCACATACCCAGTCAAAAACTCAACCACATAACCATTGTTCTGATTTTCTTCTTGTAAATGAATTACACCGTATGGAATAGAGTTAATAAATATCGGCTTAGATAAAATCTTAGGTCTATAGATGATCTTGGTGTTATCTGGAACTGCAGAAGTTGTATAACTAACCCTGTTCATCTCAACTGCAATTGCTAACTTGGTCACAAATCCTGGATAAGGTTCCTCTAGTGCTTCTGAAATAACGTAAGCATAGTTTGCATCACATATTAGTGAAACCTTCCTTTGCTTTACTATATCGGAAACAGTTTTGCGTGCCATGACTAGCGTAAATGAAGTATCAAATGACACCAATGATGTTTGTCCTGCAGTTGCACCGTTACCATCAATGTAAGCTAATACAACGTGGCTAGCAGTAGCATATAGATCAATTCCGCAAGGTGAACCAGAGACAAGATAATTACCGCCCACTAAAGTATAAGACCCAGTTAGGGTAGGAGTAGTTCCGCCTGCTAAAGTAAACTTATAAAGCGCAACACTTGCCGTTGAGACAGTAGCTACATAAATGGTAGATCCATTCCTATATGCACAAAAACCTGCGTTATCAAAATTAAGAGCACCTATTACTGCAGTAGACGTTAGTGTCAAATCTTTGTCATAAATATTGACCTGGAACCCATTACCGCCTGCAGCGGATTGTGGAACGAATACAAAGAATGATGGATTGGTAGAAGTTCCAACAACAAATACCCTAGCATTGTTTCGTTTCGCTATTACGCTAGACAAGAATATCGCTAGTGATTTTTCTTTCCTTGTGTTTGATACATAGTCTTCATAAATTAATGATGCTTGATAGGGTTCTAGACTGGGATCACCTACCTTGTAACATATGGAAGCGAAAATATTGTTTTGAAAGTCTGCGTCTGGACCAATCTCTTGAAATGAACTTTTAGAGAAAAACTCTGAATCAACACTAATGGCATTTTTAAAATCAGAAATTTTCTTCCAAGCATTTTCTTGGTTAAACAACGTGTAAACACCGTTAGAGGTGATTGCTGCAATCTTATCTTCGTCTGAAGCTATAGCACTGACTGTGTATGATGATAGGTTTCCGCCATTGATTGTGTCAGACAATTGAACGAACCCATAACGCTTAGATAGCTTACCAGTCTTCTGAAAACGCACGTTTTGAAGCAGTAATGCTCTACCTGCCATGACTTGCTTACTATCTGTCTTTGTGTCCATTCCTTCTGATATTGGAATAGAAACAGTTTGCCTCTGTAGTGCCATTTAAAATATCCAAACTTTAATAGTTACTGTAGCAGACGAGTCAAATGTAATGGTTTTATCGTCCGATGATGTTTTCCAAATGTTTGCATCTGCATCCTGGTCTAGAACTATCCAACCAAGAGGAACGCTACCTAATCCGTGGTTAATTGTAGCAGTAGACGGTGTAATTGTGGCACTAAAAACATTCCCGACAAGAAAGGGATTGTTTATGAACTGCTTGTTAAACTCTTCTGTGAATTGAACTGTTTTGGAAAGATTGTATTCAAGACCTGTTAGTTTTTTATATGGTTTTAGTTCCATAAGTTTCTGAATCCTGCATAATTGGAATCAGTATCAACTACTCTGGCAGGCTCGCCTGAGTCTCTGCCTGCGGATGCGGATAGTATTCTTTGACGCATATTCTCTTTAGCAAGCAAAAGTTCTTCAACAGGTGACTCTTCTTTAACTCTCATCTTAATAGCTGCATCAATAACAACATACTCTTCATATCCATTAATGCCATTAAATGCGTCTGTGTCTAATGTAAGCTCCTGAGGTAGTGGGATGTACCATAACCTAATTTGCTGAGCACCGTTTGGAGTAGGGATAAACACTAGGTCATCACCTCTTACTTGGTACATGAGATTGTAGTTTCGGACGTTATAGAACGGTTCACGAAACCTGTTTCTTTCCTGCCAACGAAACGCTTTTAAAGTTATTGCTTGAGTTGATGATGTTACAAAATCAACACCCATCAATTTATAGAAGTCTGCAGGTAGTGCGTATGTGTCTTGGTTGATACTCGTCGTAAAGTTATAGCTAAGAACGAAATAATTTTCACCACGAGAGGCAATCAAAAGGTCATATAGCTCTGCATTGGAAGCATTAATGTAGGTGTTTAATTCGGCATCAGTAATAAACTTAGAATTGACCATGTCAGCACGTTGCCGTGATCTATTTCTCAACTCCAAAAGTGTTACTGATGCCATAATTAATTAACCTTTACAAAGAAATTTCAATCTCTGGACCTTCTTGCTCCTCTTCAGGATAAAGTGATTCAGAGATTTCGTCTACTTCATGATCAAGAGCAATGAAGGCTGAGATAATCCTGTTTGGATCTTTGCTTTCAACTGCTTTTAAAAACTCCATAGCACACATTTTAGCAGAATCAGGATAAATTGCAGGAGCAGTTGAGTAGGATTTTTTGCCTTTAACTATTCCTTCAATTAATCCGTCTGAAATTTTCTTTTTATCAACACCCATCATTAAAGGCATAAATACTCCTTAAACTGAAGAGTTTGATAGAACAAGTTGAACATAAACACTGCAGGCAGACGCAATATCACCAACTATTCCTGCAATTTTTGTTTCCATTACTAAAGTTTTAGCAGGAAGGTTAACTTGCTTGAAAGTAATTGATAAATTTTGAGCAGAATCAACAGGTATAGCTGAAATTGATCCTAGGTCAAAATATTCATCTTCAAGAGTGATTGTATAAAGACCTGTCCCAGATTTAACAACAGATGCAATTCCTTTAATGCTTACAGTGCCAACGGCTGCAGAAGCAGAGAGAGGAATTTTACCTGCTAACAAAACTGGTTTTTTAAAGAAACTATAAAAGAACTGGGTGAAATATCTATTTGCCATGTTACTCCTTAGTTTTAGGGTTGTGCCCCTATCCTGGATTGTTTATGCCAGGTCATATTAGGGAGAGTTTTTACACTCTCCCTATGTTGTTATTAGATAGTGAAAGAACCAGAAGATCCCGGCCAGTAAGAAGCGATCTGTGCATAATATCCAATTCTGATTTCTGCTGCATCATCATTAGACACTCGGAGCATTTTAAGCCCATCCATATCCAGGATCATTGGCATACCTTCAAGAGAATGGATTTTCCACATATCAAGTTGAAGCATCTGCATTTTATTCTCAGGACAGTTTCTGTCTGGGATAACAGTTGCGATTGATTTTCCAAGATTAACTTTTACACCTTGGAAACCAATGTTCGCATCTTTTGCGATGACATCGACGAATTGGACCTTTGAACCTAATGCTTTAGTGAGATCCGCATATTTTTGGAATGACATGAATACGTGGTCAACTTTACCGCCATCTCGTCCAATCTTCATACCGCCCTGGATAAGAGCTTCTTCAATTGGAAGAGCAGAAAGATCACCACGGAAACCTGCAAGACGAGTAACGTCTACAGAACGGTCAACACCAAACCAGTTGTCACCTGTAGTAGGAGCAACGGCAGGTAGCCATCCTGCAAGACCTTTCATTTTCTTGTCGTAGTCACCTTCGATAGAAATGAAATCGTTTACAGTAGCAGTTGCGATTGAGGTAGAGATGTTAGCATCTACAGTTACTTGACCAAGTTCACGATCAACAGCAACTACAGTCATTACACCTGCACGAACAGAACCACCGCCATTAGTAGCAGATAGTTTAAGTCTGTAATCAACTTCGAAGAATACAACATCTTCAGGGTTTCTTAGCTTGATAAGAGTAGAAGCAAGTGTAGTTGTAGAGTCAAGTTGACCAATTACACCTGAACCGTTTCCATAAAGAGCTTGAGCTGCTG